GCATATAGAAAAGTCTGAGGCACTTAACTCTATTATAGATTGGAAAAATACTGCTGATAACAGTTATGATGGTATGAAGCTTAAGCTTTTAGTACATGATGAAGCAGGTAAATGGACAGGTCAAAACTCTATAAAGAAAAATTGGGGTGTAACTCAAACTTGTTTACTTCTTGGTAGAAAAGTTGTAGGAAAGTGTATGATGGGCTCTACTGCTAACAAGCAACAAGATGGTGGTGCAGAGTTTAAGGATATATTCTACGATTCTAGTATGGAAGAAAAAGACCTTAATGGGAGAACTAAAAGTGGCTTGTATAAACTATTTATACCTGCTTTTGATAACCTAGAAGGATTTATAGATGAGTATGGGTACAGTGTTATAGATACACCTGATAATCCAGTTATGGGTATTGATGATATGATGATTGATATTGGAGCTAGAGATTATATACAAAATAGAAGAGATGCACTTAAGAATGACACAACTGCTTTATCTGAGTTTAAACGTCAGTTTCCATTTACTGTAGAAGAGGCATTTAGAAATGACACACAAAGTTGTATATTTGATGTCGAAAGAATCTATCAGCAGATGGATTACAACGAGGTTAATAATAGTCCTACAACAAGGGGTGAGTTTGTTTGGAAGAATGGCGTACAAGATAGCGAGGTTATATGGATACCTCATAGAAAGGGTAAATGGGAAATTACTTGGGTTCCAGAGGTTCAAAACCAAAATGTTATTACATCTAGGTATAACAAAAAGTTCCCTGGTAGATCAGATGCTTTGGTTGCAGGATGTGACCCTTATGATCATGATACCACTACGGATGGTAGAAGGTCTGATGCTGCTGCTCATGTATTCCATAAGTTTAGTATGGCAAGCGATGCGTCTATGCAGTTTGTGTGTGAGTATATTAATAGACCTCCTAAAGCGGAGATATTTTACGAAGACATGATTAAGATGTGTGTATTCTATGGCTGTCAAATATTGGTAGAGAATAACAAAGTAGGGATATTAAAGTATTTTGAAAACAGAGGATACTACGAATACTTAATGGATAGACCAGATATGACTCATACAGAGTGGAGTAGAGGAAAACAAAAGACAAAGGGTATACCTGGTTCAGGTGCTGCAGTTATAAATGCTCAGGCAGAGGCTATAGCAACATATATATATGACCATGTTGGTTATAACGTTGATACAGGGGAAATTGGAAGATGTTACTTTAACACACTTCTTGATGATTGGAGTAGGTTCGAGATAGATAATAGAACAAAGTACGATGCTAGTATATCGTCATCACTAGCTTTACTAGCGTCACAGAAATACATAAAACCTAAAAAAGAATTAAAGGTATCATCTCCTTTAGTTAAAAGATATAATAACAAAGGGATGTTTAGCAAACAAATAAAGGCATGATGTACGGCAATAATAAAAAGAAATTAAATGGGTATCCATCACCCCTAGCAACTAACGAGGAAAAAGCCACCAACGAGTATGGTCTTGAGTATTTTAAGACTATGTATTACGAGTGGCATAACAATGGTGATGTTTATTTTAGAGATCGTAAGATGCGATATAATCGTAATAAGTCTTATGCTGAGGGCAATCAAGATGTTGGTAAATATAAAGATTTACTTGACGTTCAAGGTGATACATCTTACCTTAATATAGACTTTACTCCTGTATCAATAGTTCCAAAATTTGTTGACGTTATTGTTAACGGTATGGTTACGCAGGATTACGATATAAAAGCTAAAACTACAGACCCTGTTGCTGCTAACGAAAGAATGGAGAAGAAAAAGAAAATGTATGGAAACATGCTAACTAAAGATTTTCTTCAAGGCTTAGAGGACCAGACAGGTTTAGATTTAGCACCAAAAGAATTTGTTGCTGAAAGTTCTGAAGAAGTGGAAATGTTTATGGCTCTTAACTATAAACAAAACGTAGAAATAGCACTAGAAAAAGCTATAGAGTATACTTTAGATATTAACGACTATGACGAGGTTAAAAGATATATGATTCGTGATTTAGTTGTTTTAGGTCTATGTGCTGCTAAAACAGACTTATCAAAAACAGAGGGCGTTAAGATAAGACACGTAGACCCTGCAAACCTTATTACTTCTTTTTCTGCTAAGTCAGACTTTAAAAACATACGTCACGCAGGTGAGATTTACTCTATGACTATTGCTGATTTAAAAATGCAAGCTGGTAATGAGTTTAGTGAAGATGATTATATTAAGATAGCTAGTGAGTATGCTGGTAAAAACAATAACCCATCTAACTATGGTACTCAGGCTTATTATGAAAATGGTAACGAAACTTACGACTATGACAAGTTTAGTGTTAACGTATTAGACGCTGAGTTTATTACTAGTCACTCTTTAAAATACGAAAAGAAAGAAAACAAGTTTGGTGGTTACTCTGTAAATAAAAAACCATCTAATTATAAAAAACCTAAAAACTCTAAAACTAAAAGAGAAGATATAGGTCAAACCGTAAAAGTTGTATATAAAGGAAAATATATTGTAGGTACTGATTACATATTTAATTATGGTATGATGAAAGATATGCCTAGACCTAAGTCTAACTTATCTGAAACAAGATTGTCGTATATAGTTTATCAGCCAAACCTATACAAAATGAAGAGTCGTTCTTTAGTAGATAGAATGATTCCTTTTGCTGACCAGATACAATTAGCTCATCTTAAAATACAACAAGTTCTTGCTAAGGCTAGGCCTAAGGGTGCTGCTTTTGAAATTGGGTCGTTAGAGAACGTCTCTAAAGGAGATGGTGGTACTTTTACCCCTATGGAACTTCAGGAGATATATGATCAAACTGGTAATATATATTATAGACGTATAGATGATGAAGGTCAAATGACTGGAGCTATGCCAATACAAGAATTAGAAAACGGTATAGGTAGAGATTTTGGAACACTTATAGGTGTCTACAATCATAACATGCAAATGATTCGTGACGTAACAGGTGTTAACGAAGCAAGAGATGCCTCTAAACCATCTAGTGAAGCTTTAGTTGGAGTTCAAAAGTTATCTTTACTAGCTTCTAATAACGCCACTAGAGATGTTAACGATGCTTATCTTAACGTTACAAGACGTATATCTCAAAGTATTACTTTAAGAATGCAAGATTTAATTAATTTTAAAGGCTTACATAAAATGTATACTAACGTTATAGGTGATACAGCTATGTATAGTATAGATATGATGAAAAAAATGTCTATACATGAGTTTGGTATAACTTTAGATGTTGCTCCTAGTGAAGAGGAAAAACAAATGATGGAGCAAAACATTCAAGTTTCTTTAGCTCAAAAAGAACTTAGGCTTGAGGACGTAATAATGATTCGTTCTATTAAGAATATTAAGATGGCTAATCAGATGCTTATCTTAAGAAGAAAAAAATACCAGGAAGAGCAACAGGCTCAAGCAAAGCAAGCTTCTGAACAGAATGCTCAGTTGCAACAGCAGTCAGCACAACAAGCTGCACAATTAAAACAACAAGAGCTACAATCTGAAATGCAGATAGAACAAGCTCGTGTTCAAGCTAAGGCTCAAGCAGAAATGCAGTTAAAGCAACTTGATTATCAACTTAAAGAGCAGTTTGAGCAAGCACAACATCAAAGAAGACTAAGAGAGATAGAGCTTGGTAATCTTGGTAAAGAAGGTGCTGCAACTATACAAGGTGGAGTAAGAAAAGAAGTTCAACAGCAGTCTGCCATGAATCAATCTCAAATGATTGAACAAAGACAAGGGAATAGAGGTCCTTTAGGTGAAGAACAAAATGTACCTCAATAATTTGTAATTATTATAAAATAGTTTATATTTGCGAAAATAACTAAGTTAAATTTAAGACAATGGATATAAGAGATGAATTAGTAAAACAGTTTGGAGGAGAGGTTGTACAATCTGAATCTAAACAAAATATCGTTGACTTGACTGGTGATGAAAACCAAGCAGTCGAGTCAGAGCAACCTGTAACAGAGGAGCAATCTAACGTTATAGACTTGACAGGAGAGAGTTCTTTAAATACTGAGGAAACTACTAACGTTGAGGAACAACCTCAAACTAGTCAATCTGAAGAGGGTGAAGAAATCAGTGATGACGAAATTGTCTTACAATACCTTAGCGAAAAGCTTGGGCGAGACATATCATCATTTGATGATTTTGGCACAACGGGTGAACAAACAGAAAGCAATGACTTTGCTAGCGAGCAGCTTCAAGTTATTAATGAGTACGTTAAAAACACTGGTCGTACAGTTCAAGATTACTTTAACACTCAAACGGTTGATTTAAGCAACGTGTCTGATGAAGCTTTAATGAAGGAGTATCTACGATTAGATAATCCAAACTTAACTGATGCAGAGTTAAGTGATTATATGGCGACAACGTACAAAACAGACAAAGAGGCTTATAGTGATAGGGAAACCAACGCTGGTAAGGTTCAACTCATGAAGGACGCTAGAGAAGCTAGAGACTACTTTAATCAGGTTAAAGAGGAGTACGCTATGCCAACTGAGGCTGCAGATCCTGGTATATCTGAACAAGAAAGAGGTGAGTGGTTAGGTCAAATGGAATCTGAGGTCGATGACCTTGAGGGTTTATCATTTGCAATGAATGACCAAGGTGAGGAGTATGTTTACAATCTTGATGACGAAGCTCGTAACGAGATTAAAAATTATAACTCTGACCTAGAAAACTTCTTTAATAAGTATGTCGATGAAAGTGGCAACTGGGACTTTGATGCTCTTAATACTGATATGTATATCTTAAACAATATGGATAAGATTGTTCGAGGTGTCGCTAATCAGTACAGAAGCAAAGGAACAGAAAGCGTAATTAATGAGATTAAGAACCCATCATTTTCTCAGGATAAAGAAGATGCTCCTGCACAACAGGAATCAGCTCTTCAAATGTTAAGAAAACAAATACTTGGTTAAAAAAGAAAATTAATTATTATTTATTTAAAATTATA